GGTGGAAGCCCTTTTCTGATCAAGAAGTATCTACTTTTGTGTATATTGGATCATTTGTTTCATCTACACAAGATAAATTACTTTAAGTTTAGGAACTTTTCATAGCTACTAAATAAATTAGTATATGATAAATTTTTTAATAATATTTTATATTAGATTGGATATTTACGTTAGATTTTCTTTTTTTATAAATATAAAACCAAATACAAAATTACAAAATAAAACCAAAATTTTATTTCTATGTATTTCACATGCCCTGAATAGGTAGATGGGCTGTAGTAATGATTTGCGTGTATGGAGATTTGAGCACTCAGTCGCCCTTTCTGTTAGTTTTCTTGACATGGTTAAGATTGGTGGGTAAGTCGACCTTTAGTCCTACCACCCTTCTGATTGAAATTTTTACGCGGGAAGAAATTGTAAGGCTTGAATTTAGCTGGAACTTCATGTAGATTATATCACTCTTTAGCCACTCCGAGAGGAGCACGGCAATAAAGCAAGGGTATGGGTGTGAGTCCCAGCCTTGTGCCGTTGGCGAGTCGTGTTCGCTGTTCTGGACGAGCTGTAAAATATAGTATAGCCTCCCCATGAAAGAGAAAAGTCAAGAGTACACGTTCTCTTAATTATATTGTTGTTTACGAAAGTTTTGGTTCTGATGAACTGTGAGAAATTTGATATTGATTTGTCCTCTTGGGACTGTGAATTACCATGTGTTGTGCCAGAAGAAGAAGGGAGGTACTGTAATATGAAAAACGGTATCCCCCTAGCTGATGGAAAATATGGAAAATTTGGGTTGAAAGCCCCATCAACAAAAGAATCGCAAGTTAAATCTTATGCAATGGATGCATTTGATTTGACTTATTATGGTTGTCATAAAGGATTTAATTCTTTACCGCAATCTTTGAATAAAATGCCAGGGCCTAATGCAGATACCCTGGCTGAAGCCAAAGTCATTAACCTCATGGTTGATTTCTATGGTTTTTCCAATAAACCAAACCATAAAGACGACAATTATGGTTTGGTTACCAAAAATTTGAAAGATGGTGTCTTGCACTTTGTAGACACCATTGTACATGCTCACAGATGGATACGAGTTTCAAACTCGAATTCCAATTCAAGGCGTAGGGCTGTTTTGGCATGGGGATATATTTCCAGAGGGTTTTTTGATAAACCCTATGGAGATATTCCCAGGATAGATAGTCCTCCAGACAGGAATTTGATCAGAATGTCTGCTATTTTTTCGAAGGTGTTGGTTAAGTATTTAGATAATCATCCCAATTTCGAAGGCCGTCCCAAGTTTGTGAAATTTTTGAAAGTAATTAAGCAAGCTGAAAATATGACAATTCGATCTAAGCATGGAAAGGTTATTTCACAAAATCAAGGCGATGAAGACCATATAATCACTAAAGTGATGCGCGAAGTGATGAATTGGTGTAAAAGTGTAGTTGATAGCGTGATGTCTTTTATGAAAAACCTGTGTTACAAGACTCTTTTGAGGGAATTAACGAAATCTTTCAAAGAGTTGTTGGAAACATTTAAGTGCTCCATGGCAATGCTTTTCCAACCTTCAGTAATTAATTTGGTACTGATGGTTGTTTCTATAATTTGCCTGAGTGTTTTTACTTATTATATTGGAGATATATGTCGAGCTATGACGCAAGCTTTATCCAGTATAAAGTACTGCTTTACAGCATTCGGAGAACTTATATCGTCAGCGTGTAATTTTTTGTTAGGGTTAGAGTTAAATTGTGACGATGACCCTTATGTAAAGGAAAACTTGGATAAAGTTCTATCTCAATTTAGTACAGAGTTAACTCCAGACAAGGTGGTTAGTCAAGGTGGTGGAGATTTAGCAAGTGCTATTTTTTGTTTCTTCATCACCTGTATAGGTGGCGCCACAGGAATGTCTCGTCACATATCAGACTTCTTTGTCAAAACGAGACCAGGATCAACAATTGTAGATTGGGTAACTAATAATATTAGGGACATAGTGAATGCAACAATGTTTGCTGTTTCCGGTAGTCCTTATTTTAAAGAACCAGAAATATTCGAAGAAATTTCTAGGATAGTTGCTAAAGTCAATGTGTGGAGATCAACACATGGCTTTGATCATGAGGTCAAGGTTGATGCTCAACTGGCTCAAGAAGTGATTGCAACATCAGAAAGAGCTTTTGAGTTGTTGACCAAGGTGTCTAAATTACCAGGGCTTGAGATAAGAGAATACAATCTATTTAAGGATTGTTGTTTGCATCTTATTACTTTGACTGAATTAGCCAATGTAAGCGAAGCATTAAACAAACCCAGAGTATCCCCTGCTTGGATACATTTCGTCGGGAAAACTGGTAATGCCAAAACAGCACTTCAGAATTTGATATTCAGTTCAGTTAAAACTGAGTTGAAGAAAAAGTTTGACAATTCAGATTACAATGTTCCGGATTGGCTCAAATATGAAGGTGTAGCGCCAGCAGATGTGTGCAATTGGAATCAAGCTTCTGAATATGCAGAAGGATATTCAAACCAACCTTTTGTAGTGATAGATGAGTTGTTTGCTCAAAAGGAAAGCGTAACCCGTGGAAAGATGGGAGCAGCTTTGTTGGGTATGATAAATACCATGGCCTATCCATTGAACATGGCATCTTTGAGCAAAAAAGGAGGAACGTTTTTTGATTCTGCTCTTGTTTATTCAACAACTAATCAATTGGCTCTAACTAATATTGGGTTGGAGTCTCCTGGGGCTGTCGGCAGGCGAATGTCTTTACCTTTTGAGGTTATGTTGAAGCCTGGAGTTGATTTATTAGAACCATGTACCGGTTTTGGGCCTCGAGGAGGTTGTACCAAGAAAAAGACATGTGTGTGTTGGGGTAGTGGTGTTGTCCCCAGTTCCCAACTAAATTCTGCATGGTCCTTCCGGTTAATGAAACCATCTAATTTGGGAATAGATCCTAATGGTATAACAGATCACATGAAGGCTAATTGGCCTTGTCCAGAGGTTGTTGACATTTGTAGGAAATCATACCCCATTATATTTTCTACATGTCCAACTTTGTTTGAATATGTTAATAATCATCCCAGTAGATTTGTTGAATTTACCTTGGCAAATGTAGTAGAAGCCACAGCAGCTCAGATGTGGAAATATTACACTGACAAAGGAGGACTAGCAGAAGTTTTAAGTAGGACTGTTGTAACTCCAACTGGAAATATACACAGTCGGATAATATCACAAATGGATAAAGGAAAAGCCAGGGAAGAAACTTTTGGTTATATGTCCTTTGATCCGCCTGAAAGAGACAGTGTTATGGATTATTTGGATGCTGCCCCATTTTTAAGGAACTTAGAGAGGATATTAACACCTGTGGAACTGGCTATATATCACAAGGAAATTTCCAAAATGATAGAAACTAATACATTTGATTGGGATGAATTAGCTTTTGAGGCAAATGACTGGCTTGGTATTAGAGCCAGGGCATATCAGTTGGAATGGAATTCTGAATTCGATGTAAAGAAATTAGATCCAGGTATTTTGTCTTGGTTAAAACAAAAGTGGTATAGTGGAAACACATTGTGGCTTCCATCATGTTTAGATGTTTGCAATTATGAGTTTGAACCCAGATGTTATTTACCCGGTTATCAGTATAACCCACCAATTGGACCGTTGACGGGTATGCTTACAGAAGTTACCACAGAAAGAGTCTTTATAATGTCGACTCTTTGTCATTACGTTGGAAAAGTTGTCACACCAACATATGAATCAATGGTTAATCTGGCCACTTCAATGGTGTTGAGTGACCCTATTTTTTGGGCTGATGCAATATGTGTTCATAGAGATAATGTCTTGCTTAAATACATAGAATTGGTTGTAGGAGTAAAATTTGAGGATCCAGATATGGAGTTTGTGGATTGCTTGGGTACCCAGATATTGGAGACATTAATGGTTTTGAGTCCATTTGTGTATAACAAATGTTGCTTGGAGCCTGTTTCTCCATTAGAGTTTAGCAAGTTTGTTCAGGTTGAGGCTGAACCTCAGGCTGGCTCTAGTAAGTGGTGGGGAATTTTCAAGTGGTTTTGTTTAGCCATTGTAGGAAGTTTGTTTTTGACTTTCATGATTAGGCTGATAATGGTTTTGGGTCAAGGAATCGTTGGCTTTGTCAATGTTTTCTTAGCCATATTTGGTCTCCCTCCGCTCATTGAGTCTCAATCACCTTCTAGAAACAAGGAAGCAGTGATGCGAAAACCAGAGATGACGGTAGTGATGGGGTCTATCACTGACATACATAGTAACATGGGTGGTGAAAATGTTTTCAAACCTCTCCCAGATGTCAATTCGTTTGCCAATCCTGTTCTCTCCAACCTTAAGTTGGTAAAGATAATAATGAAATCAGGAGATGAAATGCATGGATATATGCAATTTTTAAATGCTCATACGTCTATGACAGTAGGTCACCCTATGATGAAAAACGGAGATGAGATAGTTGGTGTCCATGTCTATACGGATTCAGGAGAAGGCAGTGGTTTAACTTATAGAGTAGGCGTTCACTTTGTTACAGAACTGTTGGTGAACACTGAAGGAAGAGATTTGATAAGGTTTTGTTGGTCAATTTTGGCTACAGCTGGGATTAAAAACATTAGTCATATGTTGATGCCTAGAAGGAGTTATATTCACTCTGGTCACGTTATACCCGAAGTTATTCGAGTTTCTAAGGCTATCCACCATGGAGGTATGGTAAGTAAACATGTTCATACTTTTCATGATAGTTCAGGAGTAGTACGATTTGGTCATTTGGATAGAATTAGAGGTGAAGAACGGTGTTATAAAGAAATCACCGCAGAATGGTATAGGGGCGGAACAGTAACGAAAACTCCAATACGTGATTATTTGGTGGTTATAAATGCCAAGGGTCAGGCTGGAGACTGTACCATACCTTATTTGAGTCCTTTAAGAGGTCCTTATACTGAATATAAAGGAAAACTTCTCGGTGCTCACGTAGCTTCTACAGGAAACGATGCAATAGTATGTCCTTATTATTTAGATGATTTGAGGGATCCTTCTATGAAGTCTACATGGCCATTCAAAACTGACGGGAACTTGGTGAGGTTTGACCATGTAATCGAATCAAACTTGAGTTATGAAAGTTTGGTCCCTACTTTGCCGGGAGTAGATTATGTGGGTACTAGCTCAGAATCCACAAGAATACTTACCGACACTGAATTCAGAGAATCTCCTTTTAATGAAGGTACAAATGAGCAGATAGAGCAGCCATTAGTAGCTCCTGCTTTGTTGAAACCTATTTATGAAAATGGAAAGTATATAGATCCATTTGCACGAGGGCTAAAATTTTTAAATTCCCAAAATAGGGAACCGTCTGCTGTGCTCAGACAGTACTTGACAGAACCTATTTTGGTTTATAGCGGATTTTACGAAGGGCCCACAGAACAGTGCAGAGAGCTGACGATGATTGAATCTATAGTGGGAGTTCCTGAGTTAGGAATAGATCCCTTGGATCATACTGCTTCTGTAGGATTGTGCGAATGTTTGGAGGGCAAAGGTCTAACTGGAAAGAATGCTCGAGAATATCTTTATACTCTCAATGAAGATGGCTCCCTTGATTATCTGAATCCAGAATTTGTAGAGGAAGTGGATAATTATCATAGAATTGCTGAGAGTGGTATGGTGAAGCCTATGAGAGCAAAGATTGAAAAGAAAGATGAGCTGCGAGATCTGGAAAGAGTATCTCAAGGAAAGACTAGGCTCTTTTTCGTAGGAAATAGAGCGCATTGCATCTTTATAAAACAACAGTTTGGCCATATGTGTAAGGTGTTGAAGAAACATTGGGTATTGTCAGCATGTTCAGTGGGATGTAATCCTCATTCAATAGACTGGTCCTTAGT